AGAACAAAATACTCAAATCCAAAGGCAGAGAAAAAAGAGATTATATTCAATGAGGATAGAATACAGTGGGATGCTGATATAACGCTCGTAGAGGGTGCGTTTGACCACATTGTAGTACCTAACTCCATACCACTTCTAGGAAAGGCTCTAGACAAGGATTACAAGCTTTATTGGGATATAATAACAAAGGCTAATGCAAAGGTTAATATCTTCCTTGATGGTGATGCATACGGAACTGTTAAGGAGATATACAAACTATTGAATCATGGTAGGTTGTATGATAAGGTGAGGTATATACCAGTAGGTGAAAAAGATGACCCATCATCACTATATCAAGATGGTGGGTATAAAAAAATTGCTGAACATCTTGCGAATGCCCAGCAAATAAAAGAGGTATATCTGTACTAAAGATACTTCTTGTTGCGTTCCACGATTATGTCAATTACTCCTTTTGACTCATCATCGAGAAATTCGTAGTTGAATTTCTCACCTTCCTTGTTACGCACGAATGAAGCCTTGCCACTTTTGAGTACGTTAATCTCGGTTACGAATACAATTCTGTTGCAAAGGACTCCTTCAAATGTAACTGAGATTGAGTTGTTTAATGTAATTTTAGCCATTTTCTCTATAGTATTCAAAGTGTCTGTTTACTTCACCATTAGCATTCTTGCAAGGCATAGGGTACTTATAAGGATAACAGAAATCCTTTAAAGCGCATTTCTGACAGTTGTTTGAGGTATCGCCCTCAACAATCATTAGTCTTCTTCCGAAAATTTCAATCATTGTCTTATGTTTTTTGTTCGTGATGCAAATATACGAAAAAAAATTGGAGTGACCAAATATCACCCCAACTTTTAACACAATTTAATAAATTTTGTCGATATAATCACTAATGTATATCCTCTTACCTTCCTCATCGAAGAGTTTATAAGTCGATATACCATTTTTATTTGTAGTCCACTCTACTTTGGAATATGGTATGTACTTCTCAATAGAAGACCATGTAATATCATCTTCACTATATATTCTAGACATATTGCCTTAAAATTAAAAAATTATTAGTCAATCCATTTAAAATCGTTCAATCTGTTCAGCCAACCCTTTAAGAACTTCTTCTTATCACCAGTTGCAATAGACTCAAAATGCTTTTTTCTCCTATTCCAAAGCTTCTGGAACAACTCCTTCTGATTTGGATAGTTGTTAATTGCAGCTATTGTCCTAGGTCCTACAACACCATCGTCTTTAACACCTAGAACTCTCTGAGGGAACTTGATGCCATAAACTCCACTAGCCCAAACCCAATCAACAAGAAGGTTTGCGATAGACTGACTTTTTATTGCATCACCACTCCAACGATTCCAAAATCCTTGGATGAAAATAGTATCCCATTGAGCATCACTGATATTGCGTAAATCCTTACAAGTCTTTGACTTACCAAAATACTTTCTAAACGTTGCTAGTGTAACACCTTTCATGGTACAAATCATACCATCAATGTTACCTGCATAACCACCTTCCCACTTTAGGACGATTGGCTTCAATTTCTTATAACTTGCCATAACTTAATATTTTTACTATAAATATTTGCTTTTTAACAATATTTTATATATATTTGCCCAAAACTTAACAAATGTCAAGATGAAAGCAAAACGATTAAATAAAGATGCTGATTATAAATTAGGTATTAATACTCTTAAAACATATCTGTTGAATAATGGGTTGTACCGTATTTATTACAACATCGTGAATAACGATAGATGGGTATTTAAGGTATCAGAGCTATTTGCTAAAAGGGGTATCTGTGAGTTGTTTTGGAAAAATGCAGTAGAACAAGAATATATCAGCAACATAATTGCTTGCGAAACAATAGAGGATATGTTCTATGACACTTTTCTTTTTGAATGGGCTGAAACAAAAGAAGGTGATGAATTCTGGTGCCGCCATTGCGATAACATCATTTGTGAATACCAGACATTATATGGTACAACATACCTTTCAAAAGAAGATGAAGAAAATAACGAAATAGATTTTGATTTAATTTAATGATTAAATGTGTAATACACTGTTCAGATATTCACATTAGGAACTTCCAAAGACTTAATGAATATGCAGAACAATTAACAAGATTTGTTGAAAAATGTAAAGAAATCGCAAAAGATTACGAAAGAGAAGAGGTAAGGATTGTCATAGCTGGTGACCTTGTTCACCAAAAAAACAATATTTCCAATGAGTTAATGACGTTTAGTAGTTTCTTCCTAAGACAATTGGAAGAGATTGCTACCGTTATTGTTATTGCTGGAAATCACGACCTATTGGTAAACAACACCTCTAGAACTGATACACTCACAGCATTATTCGACACAGCAAACTTTCAAGACTGCAAATTCCTAGATAGTATGCTAGGATATGAAAGCGGCTTTGTTGAGGATGATAATGTGGTGTGGTGTCTTTATTCTATATACAGTGGATATAACCCACCAAACTTCAATGACTTAACGGTATATGATAAGCCAGTTATCGGATTATATCATGGAATGGTTGTTGGTGCTTCACTCAATAATGGTACTGTGGTTGACAATGGAGTTGAAGGTAGTCTGTTTGATGGATGCACTTGTGTAATGGCTGGGGATATTCATAAACGACAAGTTCTTAAACGTGGTGATGTTGACATCGTATATCCTGGTTCCCTAATTCAACAGACATTCGGTGAAACCGTTTCTCAGCATGGTTTTGTGGTTTGGGATATAGAGAATATGACACATGAATTTGTTGATTTGAAAACTGAATATGGATTATATGATATTGAGATAGAATCTCTTGAAGATTTTGATGAAGATAAAGAAAAGCTGATTAACTTTTGATGTTAATCAGCTTCTTCTATATTATCTATCTCTGTTTCCTCACATGAATTATGTAGTAATTTAATTATTATTTTTTTATTACTGTCAAGCTGTGATAGTTCAATATTTCCAATGGCTTTTTCCTCAAAACTATCCATGTTAGTAATTACTAACTTAGTTTTAGTTGCCTTAAAGTCATAGATAATCGGATTACCTTTATAAGAGACATCCCAATCCCAATTTTTACCATTTCTTTTCGAAATAATTGAAATGGTTGTTGTTCTACCACTTACAAATGTTTTACCTGTTTTGAAGATATACACTTTTTCTGATATTTCATCTTCATTTGGTAATATTTTTATTACTGCTGTTTCATCATTAACATTTTTCAGAATGACATAAGATGGCTTCAATATTTTACTTATATTGAGTTCTATTTTCAAATAATTAGAACCCTTCTCATAGTTTAAATCACTACACAAAATGGAGTCAATGCCCCAGTTGAGCATTGATTCTCCATTTTTAGACTCAATTTCAAACTCAAATACGCTTTGTCTTGGATAATCGTTCAAATTAAGTATATATTGCTTTTCTCCGTTAACTGTAAACATAATTTAACTTTCTTTATAAACATATTGAATATCAACAATTGCTGTTGATGGAATCATTTGTGAAAGATAGTTCATAACTACTGAATCAAGATATTTTACCTCACATTGTCCTGGATTACTGTGCCATTCATTGTGAAGATAGAATTTAATAGTAATTCTCTTATTATTAAGAATCTGATTAGTTATCTCATCTATTTTATCTTCATCAATTTCTTTCATGTTACTAGCGACATATGGAGTACCACTAATCATTTCATCTTCATCGTTAAGTTTATATTTCTTAACAGTGATTTCAGAACATATGGAATCTTGATACATCTTTTCTAGTTTTTCCCTTTTCTCTTCATTGTCACCATAGAATGACACTTTATTGCATTTGGTTAATGCGCTTGCACTCTTTCTAGCCTCTTTATCAGAAGTATCATATCCTGCTTTATAATAAGAGCCGAAATAATGAATCTTTGTGTCAGTAAGACCAGATATATAAGGGAAATACTGCTTTATAAGCTCATTGCTATGTATTAAGTTCTTAAATCCATACTCAGATATTTCATTATCTAAATCATAATAGAATGCCTCGTAGCATCTTTCATCAAATAACTCTTCATCTATTGGATTCTTGAACAATCTCTTAAAGTAAGTAAAATACTCATGACCGCTATCATAGTTCATATTTCCGTTATGAGGGTTATTTCCCTCATAATAATTGGTAATTGTATTAATTCTAATATACTCTGGGTCAGTTTCTTCTAACCTTCTCCAACCGTTATTGCTTTCATCTGTTGCCAATCTATCAGAATAATATGAGTTATCAATTATGAAATAGTTTGTTGTAGCAGTAGTAACCTTTTCGTCAAGAACCATAAAACTATCAATTGTATATGCACCATCCATGTTGGCTTTGCATACGAAATCATAAGTTTTATTATCATCGCTTCCAGTTACCTTGATGTACGCCTTAACTTCATAGCCATTTTCCTTGTCAGCTAGATTATATAATGTTTCGGAATATTCCTTATTATATACAACTATGGTAGATGTAAAGAATTTAGAATCTCCAATTTTAATGTATTCGCCATTTTTCTTCAATGAAATGTAGTTTAATACCTTGTCGCTAGCAGCGTCATATTCGTATTTTATACTAAACACCTCATTGTCTATTATTGCTACGTCACGTTCCACGTTAGACACATAGATAATAGAACCATCTTTAATCGTGTTTATTGGAGTGGAAATCAAATCAGCTATAGTATCAACTCTTCTAATATTCCTAACAGTTTCTTTGTATATAGCATGATTATCTTTAATTTCATCACCCTCATCACTTCCTTCTGGAACATAACACGTATATGCTACGTTATCATCAACATCATATTGGAAATTGTATCTACTACTATCATCTTCACTATTTTGGACTGTTTTTGCTAACCAACCACCGTCCATTTGGAAATATGGGTTTCCATCTAACTGTTCCTCCTTATTGAAATTAGGATATAGATACCTTCTTACAACAGGACTATTGTTATCATTAATCTTTTTAAATGCCTCAGACTCAGTAGCTGTCTGCTCTTGGTCTACATCATATTTTAATGGGCTAACTTTAATATATGGTTTATCTGCTGACAAATATTCGTATCTATAAGATATTGGTAAACCTTGATATGATACATAGTCTGTAGGTGCTCCATATTTTGTATAGTTAGAGGTTGACCTATAATCATATACAATAGCCTTTGTAGAATTAATCCAATCAATACGGTACATCTGGTGTACTGCATCCCACTTCTCTTCAATCCTATTTGTAAATGATGAATATTCTATGATTTCATAATCTGGTTTAATGTCTTTAGTGACACAATTCTGTGGTAATCTATCAACCCATCTTTTACTCTTGAAGCCAAACATACCTAATATCATTTCAAGACCTTCGATAGTACCTTTATGACGCCAGATATACACAGAGTTTATCGCCATTCTTCTCATAAACTCATTGTTAGCATCAATGTATGTATATGGTCTTTCGTCAGAGAATGTCTTGATTCTATTAACTACTTTACCACTGCTTTCATCATAAAAAGTAGTTCCTTTACCATCAGCATCCACATATCCATATTTTCCATCATACCAACAAGGTGAATCACCCTCACAAGTTATGAAATATCCCTCTGGATATTCATCAATCCATTTTTTGCTATAAGGGTTAACTTCTTTCTTGGTATTTTGTGTGAATTGTCTAACAAAGAAATCATCACCGTCTTTATTGTCAAGCTGTTGCTGTTCAGTATAACCAGTGTCTAAGCATCTTTTTGTTCCATCATCATTTTTAACATATTCCTCAAGGTCATAAGGGTACACAAGGCATACATCCCATCCCTTATTTTCAACCTCATCAATCAAGAAATAATCAGGCACATTGTTTCTTTCGTCATATGTAACTCTGTTTATATTCTTAATGTTATTGATATATGCTAATATTTCGTCAAACTCCCTAGCAAATATTCTTAATGCTTTCTGTATTTTTTCACCACCATGTATATATTCTTCCTCATCACCATAAGCAAACTCACGAGTATATGTCCAGTCAAAATTTTTGATTGCCTCGTGTGTCATTGACCTATATAGATTATCAGTAAACAAGGTGTCATAATAAGCACCAATTTCTCCTAATCTTATTGTATAGTCATTGAAACCATATGAGCTAGCGTCTATGTTATATTTACCATAAGATGTAGGGAATATAAAATCTTCTGTCTCTCTATAATAACCCTTCTCATTTTCTTTTATTACAGAAAAAACAGCTTTATATCTTGGTGTTGTTTTTCTATCTAATATAATCTTTTCAAAATTATCACATTCATTATAAAACTCTACGATAAATTCTTCCTTTGGTCTAACATGAATGCCATTCATGTTTCCATTATCAGATAAATATATAAGTTCATTATTATCTCCAACCCAAGCACCTATTATTACTGTATCTGCTGTTAAACTAGCAGTCTTATAACCCTTACAAGGTGTTGTGAAATAACATTCTATATTTCCACATCCAGCACCAGATACAACCTCATAGAACGTATGGGCATCACCTTCTGGTAATGCAGCAATTGCATCGGCTTCTGTTGGGTATTCTTTACTATGTACTGTACGCTTTATTTGTCCACATTCTCCTTCTGGCCATTCAATCTTTTCAATTCTAAATGTATTGTTATACTTTAAGAATTGTTCGTGAATATCACCAGATAAGAAACGTTCAACTAACTCTTCATAGTCCTCTCTACCCTCTTCAGTAATGGTGTCGTTATCGTTCTGAAGCCACCAAACCTCATTATCTGGTCTGTCAAAATATTGTTGCAAGACTTGTGGCTTTAGATAATCGAAATAAAACGCATCTTGTCCATACAGCGTATCAAGGATATATTCGTATTTAACGACTTTGTTAAAATTTCTAGTCTGCCATGATTCGATAGGAGTACCTTCATCACCGTCACCAGTGATGATTTGATAATTTTTATAGCCCTTATTAGCAAAATATTTAAGCTGTTTTGCATTTGGCGGCATTTTAATGCTGTGAGCATTTATGCCAAATGGATTATCAACATATCTATCATTAGTATCAATATCAATTTCATCAGAGCCACAACGATTCACTATACTAGTACTACCATCAACAACAACTCTACGTTCTCCACTTGTCTCAGCAATTGGTTTACCTAGTGGTACTCTAGATTCTACTCTTTCAAAATCTGAAATTACAACATTTGTATAGTATGCGTATTCATCAGTTCCGTATAACTCTCCAGGAAATCTAGATAGAACATCATTAATTGATGCACGGAACATTTCAGTCAAAGAACCATAATATGCAAAATCACAAAAATCATAATAGTCTTGCTTCAGTACGATTTTAACATCATTCTGGTCTTCAAACTCACTAGTCATTCCACTGATAGTTTCAAGAGTCCAAGTATCACCACTTTCATTCTCTTTCCACTTTGTTTTGTTATATTGGTTAGCAATTTTACCATCATTTCTTACGGTGATGATAAAATTACTACTCTTGTATATTGGAATTTGACCAGGAGAGAACTGGTTGACACCTCCAATAGTGGTGATGTCACGTTCCCATATAGTACCATCTTGTATTTCTTGGTGCTTTTTCTTTAGAACATAATTTGAATGTGATTTTATTAAAGCCATATTCCTTATTCTATTTTATCAGTAATTGTTTGACTGAAATCAATACTATTTTTCTTATTCTGTTTAACCTCATAAACTGGATTACCAGTGTATTGGTCTTTAAGTGTAAAGTGTTCTGCTTGATGATAGATTTCGTTCTCGTTATTGAATGTTGTAACAAGACCGTTATCCAAATCTCTCAACTGGCTATTCTCCAACATGTAGCTGATTGTGTCAGCGTCATGTGTTGTAATTTCAATGTCAAGCTGTATAGGCTCAAAGAACGTATTAACAAGCAATATCTTCTGCGTTGGCTTGCCTATATATGGAAGAGCATTCTCCTTGAATGTAGGTGCTGATGAAGGAGACACGGTAACGAATATCAAGCTAGAACTATCCTCATAACGATATGTATATGATTTATCGCTAGAGCTATTAGGTGCTTGAACCACTGGTTCACATTTATTATTAGATGTGATGATTCTGTAATAGTCTTGTCTATTACCGCTTTCATCAAGATAAATTATTCTGTAGCCAATAAGTTCATTGTTTTTTCTAGCTTTTGTCATTATACTTGAGTTCTTAATTTGCATTGTATCAAGAACCAATCCCCTGACATTTGGAAAAGCAGTAAGGTTTCCCACATCTGTAATAACAGCCTCAATTTCCTTTGGCTTAATGTAAACAGTGTAGAATCCTTTTTTATTAAATGCGCTAAGTGGTAGTTGAAGGTTATACATACCCTCAACATACTCATCTACATCATTATCTTCTTGTTCCCTTTTAGCTTGAGTCAATATACTAGAGTCCAAATGTATAAACTTAGCGTTTGTTATGGAATCATAGCTTCTTGTTTCATGGTAGCAATATGAAATATCTACCAAGTTAGGAATATCAACGTTAGCTATATTAATTGGTATTGTCGTACCGTAAGCACCTATTGCCATTTTCTTATCGTTTTAACTTTCCATTATTTTAAAATATCCGTTTCCGTATTGTTCCAAAGCCTCTAGGCTTGTAACCTCTCCTAGCTTTAAATGCTTCTCGAAAGCAGCATTTATTCCTCTGTCTATATAAATATCTGAGTCCACATTTTCTATGACCGAAATACCAAATCTATATTCCTCTCTAAATGTTGGGAATACTTGTAAATCATTGTGTTTAGCCATATCTTCACTGTATTTCTGGCTAAATGTATCACCATTACCGCTGAAAATGTTTATGTCAAATCTAAAATCAGCCATAGGAACTTCATACGATGAATCATATTGTGAATCATACACATGTTCTAATAACTGCTCCATCTTATAGACATATACAGGATAGCTGATAGAATGCCCTGATACATCGTTTACCCTAGAAGGTATGACATTGTTTATGTTTTGTGGCTTTCTCAGATAATATTCTCTGTTTTCTTTGATGAATTGTACCGTTTCAACATATTCGACACCATAGTTGTTTATCTGGTCTTCATAACAGAGATTATAGTTTTCACCCTCTTTTCTTCTAAGAGTTGCGCCTATATAATAAGTTACATCACAAAATATGTCATCATAAAAAATGTGTGTTTCTGTTTCATCTTCTTCTAACTCAACTTTTGCTTTTGTTGAAGCACTAATTGCATCTTTTGAGGTACACCCACTAGTAACTGTTTTGTTAATGTATTTTCCCTTAACTTTAATAGAATATGTATCACCGCTTTCTAATAGTACATCAACGATGGTGTCTTCTGGAATAGTATCGTCATATTCTTTGTAATAGAATTTCATTTCTTTTATAATGTCACCAACAAAATAGTTCTTTTTGTCTTCAATGTCATCTAAATCATCAACTGTCTTCAAGAACCTAACTATGTTTGCTGTATTTCCAACTTGATATAATGGCTCTAACTCAGTTCCCTCTGGTGGCTGATAATTCATTATTTCTTTCTTGTCTATTGGGTAGATACCATCTATATCGTTTCCTATATCATCTGTCAACACATCATAACGTCTCAAATCAGCCAATTTAGAGACAGTTCTACCGTTTATTTCGTCAGCAGAGTATAATTCTACCTCGAATGGGCAAGTGACCTTTATAAATGGCTTATTATCGAAATATTCTGTGCTACTTGATAACACTGCAACGTCACTAGGTACTAAATCAATAGTATCACCACTTCTTATTTCACTATCATAAGTGTAATAAAGCATATTACTAACATTATCGGTAGAATAACCACTTATTCGATAATATTCAGCATTATTCATTGTAAGAGTATTACCTGTTATCTCATAAGCATTGTCGCTATAATTGATATAGTACATTTTCTGCCCTAATGTATTTCTATCAAACTGTATATAATCATTAAAGTTAAATGTTCTTCCACTACATGTTATCTCATCAACACTAGCATCTGGTTTCTTAAAAAATGGGAAATAGAATTTATTCCTTGGCTCATAGAACTCAGCATATATTTGTTGACCGTTTATAAATGTATAAGGAGTGCTAGTTCCTTCCTCACGGAAAATCATATACTTCTTATTACCCAAATATTTATTAGCCTTATCATATGTGGCATATTCTATCTCATTAACTGGATATAATTCATTATCAATCAATATCCATCCGTTTTTACGAAGAGTTAACGGATATTTCTTACACATTTGGGTTTCCAAATCTTCTTTTGCTGCATTTTCAGAAGATGCTGATGAGGTATATTTAACATTCTCATCGTTGTAGGCAAAATAAGTTACAGCAGATACATAGAACTCATTTTTGTTTTCGTTTATGTATTTCTCTGTATAATCTCCCCATCCTATAACCTCTACATTTTTACTTCCGCATTTTGGGCACATACCAAAAAATACTCCCTCGTATTCGCAATCCTCTTCAAGACACCTAGACACGTATTTTTCCATATATACATCATCAAAGGTATATCCGCTACCAGCTGTTAATATGATAGAGTGTCCATCCATTGTTGCAACTGTTCCTTGGTCGGTATTTTCAGTTGCTGTCACTCCACTTGCAACTCTATAGTCAATACCAAGCTCATAGTCTGTAGAAAATATACTCTTTTCTCCCAAATCATCAATAGATAACTGTAGCTCAGTTGGTAAAATAACAGTAGGTATGAAACAGTTTTTACTTCCGTCAACGATAGATTTTACATCTAAAATTCTCTGCTGAACATCATCATACCATTTCTTCATTTCATCATATATTCTCTCGCCACCTCTATTAAAATATTCTTCACAATCACAACAGTCTTCTATGGTTTGACTTTTACATTCCCATGTATCTAATTCACCATCCTTACCCTCTTCAAACTTTCCGTTTGTTTCATATGATTTAGGGTCAATCATTCTTTCCTTAAACCATGCTAACCATTTAATTACATCTGGGTAGAACAGTCTATCCCTTTTCCAATAATCTTTGTATTTCATTGGAATAATGAATGAAGGAACAACGTTATCACAAATCCATTTAAAGAAACCAACATCATACACATCAATCATTGCCATTCTGTCTTCACGAGTTTCATCATGTGCTTCTTTTGGTGTCATTGGTGTGTATTCTGACGTGTCTTTGTTAAAGATAAGAACCTCAACTCTTCCACCCCTTTCAGCAAATAGTCTGTCAATTTCTAAATATGTTTCCTTATCTGTGCCGTATATCATTTGATTTGCATACTTAGTACCGCTTTCATAATTGTAATAGTCTTCGGCACTAGTATATACCCTATTACAATGGCTATATTGCTCTAACAAATTATAATATTCATTAAAGAAATAATACCATTTACTTAGATTTTCAAATGATAGAACAAAATTACATAATTTATCATATTCAGTTCCGCTTTCTGAATAACAATGGCATCCGTTCACAACTGAATAGGTATCCCACTTTTTTGGTCTTTTTTCTTCATCAGAATCATCTACCTCATTTGGATTATGATTAACAACTATATTATCAGGAACCATACCCCAGTTACTAGTGTAATGCCATTCCCTTTCAATTAATGAATCCTCATCAAAATAATACAGATTTTCCTCATTGTTGAAATAAGCTGGCCATACACTAGGTAATCTAGAGGTCATCGGCTCTAATGATATTTGTTTTTGTATTGTTCTCATTCTGTTTCGTAATTAAATGCTTTCTTATCAAACTGGTCTGTATTGACATTAATTACAGCTTTTATCTGTTTGTTTGTTTTAATGTCTTTCAAATCTTGTTCACTTGGTTTGATTTGTGACTCATCCTTAATTTTCATTTCAAACAAATTAAGGTTTAATGTTCCATTTTCATCCTCAACCGCATATCTGCTATCAAACACATATCCATATTCTTTTCTATCGAAGTCATATACGGCATACAAAGGTATATATGTCTGGGCATATACATATGACAAAGGAAAACCTTCTTTTAACTCTTTTTCATCATTTTCATCCTTTAATGTCAATGAACGTTCAGGAATCATTTTATTCGATTTTGTACCTTGTTTTTCTTTCCAGTGCATTGGAATAAGGAATGGAATCATTTTACCAATACCAGCATGGTTAAATTCAATTTTCATATAAATAGGTTTCGGATGAAGATTTTCAGCATATTCCCTAAATATATAAATGTAGAATCCTTCAGAAGATGTATCTGTGGTATATTTGTTATCCACAACCAATCTAGAGCTTATTCTATGGTCTTCTGCTCCAACGTTTGCTTTAACGCCATCATTCTCATAAGTATTGTACTCAGTACGTGCCGATGTCCAATTTAGGTATTCAGTATTGACTGCAATTTTGCTTACTTTATAAATGTTCTTCTCCGAAGCAATATCTTTTTTTGGCTCTTGGATATATCCATTTATTTCCTCAAATATTGGGGTTGATGTCGAACCATACTCTCTCTCGTATTTTTTAGAGTTGTCAATAAACTTTTTGAAAAGCTTATGCTCATCAACAAATATACAAGATGTGGCTAATAATGATTGTGTCTGTGGGTCTGTACTATCATAGAATGATAACCTTGCAAAAGATTTTGCTACCTTTGACCTCTGGTAAAATATATCATCATTTGTAAAGTACAATAAGCCCATCAAATCTGATGCTTGCATTAGCGTATCGCCACTTTCTGCTCTTTTCTTCTTTAGAATGTCGCAATATGGGTGAAAATCAGTTATAAACCAGTTATCAGTTGTTGCGCTAGTATCATATAAAGCATTACCATCATTAACTTTCCATGATTCTAGGTTTCTAGTTCTGAAATGGAAATTTAAATTAATCTGATATATTGATTTAAACATGGTTGATGAACCCCTATACATTTTTTTCTCTCCCTCTCCATATTCGTGTATGCTAGTATGCTCGTCATCAGTATAATAACCATATATGTACTTTGGTAGATACACATCTTTTTCCATATCAACAATAGGGTTGATAGCCTTTTTCTTTTCTGCCTCATAGAAATCTTTTGTAACAATATCATCTTGCATCATATTGTTGGCTACGTCCATTCTTAATGACAATGGAATGTGTATATACCCATTATTCACAAATATTGTTAAATCATTAAATAAGTCATAATAGTCATCACTAGATACAGGAGCACTATTTTTTATAAAAGGTAGTTCTTTTGTTATAAGTTTCTCACCAAAAATCTTATTATCAATATACATTGTGTAAGAATGCTGGTCACCTACTACCTCACCGCATATAACGCCACTAATCATTCTGTTGAACTCATCAGTAAATTCACTATTATTCACATCTGGTTCACATATGTATGTAGAATTACCTAGTTTTTCTAAAATATTAAATGTATATTTTTTAGGAAGGTCGATAACAGCATATTTATACAGTTCCTCTACTCCTTCTACGCTTTCTGTTATTGGGCGTTCATATATGATATATTTTCTGCCATCAACAGTAATGCCGCTATATGGCTTTATATCGTACTCTGCGTCAATTATGTTACTCAAGTCAGTACCACCGCTTACAATCTTACCATAACGTTTTAAGACACCCTCAGAGTATTCGCCTCCATCTGTGTTTTTAATATACATTGGAACTTTTTCGTCACCAATATACACTAAACAGTCTTTCTCAGCAACCTTTCCGTTTATATAATCTATGTCATATTCATTATTGTTAATAATTGCCTTATCCAATAGATTTTTCTCTACTAGATATTTTTTTGAATTGAATATGACATATTCCTCATCCTCACCACTATAATTTGTAGAATTATAAACTAAAGATTCATGCTTTTTCTCCAAATTATCCTCGAATATAATTTGTTCACCAGCTTGCAATGGTGCATATACGTTATCAAGGTATATTATTATTTCATTACCATCATTAGCGTTTAGTACATTATGTTCAACTTTAAAATATGTTTCTTCTTCGTCAATGAAGATAAAAGTACTAACATTTTTCAAGTCGTTCATATTATATACCAAATGCTTATCAACATTTGATTTATTTACTAAATGTTCACTATTACAAGACTCTTCATAATGTATGGTATCATCTACAAAATATAAAGGATACTCTTTTGTTTGCATATTGTCTATCCACTCTTCAGTTTTACCACTTAGTACATATAATGGTATTTCACAAACAAACTGGTAGTCATCATCACCAAACTTCTGTTTTACTTGGCAATAATGATTTTTATATTTAACATAATAATAATATCTTGCAAAAGTTATTCTGCTAAAACTCTCTTCTTGTTTATCATTTTTACAAAGGCTAAACTTTGTGACTTCCTCATACTCAGCAGCAGAATCATAAGGATAGAACTCGATAGTTTTACATCTAGTTATCGCTGATGGCTCTAAAGCATCACCACTATCCTTGAACTTTAATATACCAGTATTCTCAGGTATTCTTCCTTCTCCCTCATTTCTATCATAAACATATACACCGCCATCAATCTCAACTTCTCCGTCCTCAATCCAATAAACTGTATCTATTTTTAATGGGTTAGCTGTTTTACCGCTTTCTACTTTAATAGTTTCAACAATTTTACCACTATCAGAGTCATAATTTAAAAGATTATTAATGGTATACCCAGAT